CCCTCTCCTTTTTGAATTAAAATTTCGACCGCCCGCCGGACGTACGCGGTCTTAATGTTGTCGGTGGCAGACTCGTAATCAAACGATAGCCACTCACGGTTCTGCTGGTGTTCAATCAGCTGGCGGAGCCTCTGCTCGGTAGGCGAACCGACCAAAAGCCAACCCCTTCTCTTAAGAAAGGAATAGAGGGAATGGTGGAGCGGAGTCAGTACGGAAACGTTGTATGAACTATACATCGTAACTACGCGTGGCTTTCCACTACTATAAACCAATTCGAGTCGGCAGTCCTCATTAAAGGGCTCCTCGACCCAGTTGCCACCCTCCTTCCGACGCGCGGCAAATGCGCCGTGCCCATTAGGGATATAGGGCACTTTCTTTGTGTTCCAACCGTCCGGGACATTCGCAGCAAAAGACGTCGCAAAACGTTCTAATGCCGATTCCTCGACGGACACGGGGCTGGACCTCGCTTTCCTAAAGTCATCCAATTTCATCTTCTGCAGGTTTTCGCAAAAGTGACAAGGTTGGACCTCGGCTTTCGCCGCTGTCTTGATGGATAACTCCTGAACAAGAGTGAGTTCAGGAGGGAACATTGACCTAACACTGGAGCGGAGCGACCCGCACACAATGCCCGAAGGTGGCTTACAAATAGCCTTCAAAGACTGATCCACTTGGAGAAGTTTCACAATCCTTTGCACCTTCCTTCGTAATTCACCTGACCGGGCGCAGCAGTCGGTGCGACGTTCCTTCCGGGACTTGCATCCCAGAACCGAGAAACGATTCTCTGGTTTTGAGGGTTCGAGATCAACCCAAAAGGGGGAGTGTTGCTTTGAAGCGGGGCCACTCCCAAACCGCCACCGACGTTCACTTTTAGTATAGCGAGGAACGTTTCTCGCTTTTCCCACCGGTTGGCCGGCGCTTGCCAAGGGGGTCGCCCCAGCCTCTATCAGAGGCGGGCCCCGATCCGCCGCAAAAGCAGCGGTGTTACACGGGCGTTCCGCTTGCGGAGCGTAGGCCTCGAGGACACCGTTGTACTTAGCAAACGGAGACGCAGATGGTTTTTTATTTTCGTTTATACTCTCAGTTGTGACCATCATTGTAAACTGTTTTGAGTCCCAGATCTTACGGTCACTGGGTTCCGGTTTTGATGTGGTCCGCAGACCACCCCCGTTAGACTCGGGGAGAGTATTTTTGTTTTAACTGTCGTGGTACGGGTTGGTTCCCACTCCACGGAGCACGCTGGTCGTGACCCCGCCCGCTTGCGCGAGCTACCACTTACGAGTTGGTTGCGGGAGACAGTTTCTTTAATGTGTGACTGCCAAATCCATGGCGGGGCACTACTATCCTTACTTTGCCATCGTAAGAACAGACGATGTAGAGGGTCTGTCAAGACCCTACACCGGCACGCGCTATCGCAC